AAATCGCCGGGTAAAGCATTATCGAGTCAGCAACTGTTCTAGAGGGTCAACCTTTTCGACGGCACCGACCATAGCGCGCAGTTCGTTTAGCGTCTTGCGCAGTTCGCCAGCCGTTGACGTCTCGCCCTTCTCGTCATACCTGGCAGCCAGACCCAGCGCAAGGTCGGCTAGAACCCGAGTCTCAATCGTAAGCTCGAGCGTTTCAATCCAAGTCTTGGTCGATTCGTAAACCATCAGTTTCCTTTCGTTCGGGTTTTCAAACTTTTTACCTATTGTGTAACAGAGAGAGAGGCTACGCGGGATGACCAGCGCACGTCAGAAAAAACCGATTTTTCATTTTGTGTGCCATTTAGGGTTGAGCCATTGCACTCGGACTAGTGTTCGGTCTTGTTTACGGCCGTTGCATTCGCGACACATGGCTTGCAGGTTCTCGATTGAGTGGTCTGGTTGTCCACCTCGAGGGGGGTTGATGTGGTCGATGGTGAAGTCGGAGCCAATCAAGTCCTTATGGCAGACGATACAGATGGGCTCGAGTATGTTGCGCGCTTTGGCTCGTGCCTCGCGCCATTCTTTAGATGAGTGCCAATCAGCCATTGTTATCTCCGTTGTAGATTACGTGAATGATGTCCTTGATAGCGACAAGGCGCCCTCTGGTTTGGTTGCTGTTTAGGTTTGCCTGGGCTATCTCTGCCCTTGGTGCGTTGATTACTAAGCGCATTAGGTTTTCTTTGCGTATGGCTAGGAAGCCTGTTTGGTGTGGGCTTGCGAATACATACCAATTAGCTTCCGATAGGTTGATTCCCGAGGGTCTTGCTTGGTCTGGTTTGCCTTGTGGGTATTGGTGTGTTTCGACATAAACGTTGCCTGTTTCATGTGCCCTGTAGTCGGTCTTTACTTCAATAAGTGAGCCAGCCAGGTCAACAAGGAATGTGTTGACTAGGTTCTCTCCTATGAGTCCTCGTCGGTAGTCGATGTCGAACGCTGGTTGGTAGTTCATTAGTCGAGCCAAACCTTATATGCAGCTGTGACCCTGCCTTTGTCTGGGTCGATGAAGTGTAGGCGTTGGCTAGGGATTGCGCTCGAGGCCAGCAGGATACCGGCGTAACGGTTCTCTGATTCTGTCGAGCCTGTCTGATACACCGAGCCTAGACCGTTTGGTAGAGCCCATTCTGCGTGAGTGTGGTAGTGGCCGATGTAGCAATCGCGGAATTGCCAAGGGTAGGAGCCGCTCTGCCACTTAGCGACATGAGTAACGATTGCTCCTGGTGAGGCGAAACCGTTGCGACCAACTTCGTCTCCATGAATCACTAGGGCGCGGTAGTTGCCTATCTCTATGCGTTGGATGTCCTCGGGTGAGTCGTTCCAGGTGAGGCGCTTTTCGTCTTTGAGCATTTGACGTGCGAGCTCGAACACCATGCGGTCGATGTTGTCGTGGCGTGGCACACCGTCGCGCTTCGAACCGATACGGCCATGGTTGCCCCATTCAGCGACAACGGTTACTGTTTCGTATGTTGCTAGGGCTTTGCGCACTACATCGACGCATAGCCGGGCAACGTTCACATACTGCTCGAAAATGGTTGAGTCGAGTTCGTGAGGTTGGCTAGGGAAATTGAATAAGCCCTCCACCATGTCGCCTGTGAACGCGATTGTGCAATCTTTTACCGGGTGGTGTGAGCGTTGGATTTCGGTGATGGAGATTGCTTTGTCCACGAATTGCAAGACGCGGTGGCGCATTACTTCGGAGTCATAAGACGGTGTTCGTTTGCCTCCCTGCCAATCGCCCATAACCCAGAGCGCGACTTCGGGTGAGCCTTTGCGTTTGTCTTTGGTTGGTGGTGTTACCGGCTTGACGCCACCCAGGGCAACCATGGCGTCGAACGCTGCTTGTTGGGTAATTTCGGTGAGGTGTTCGGTTCGGTCTTTAGCCTGTAGTAGTTGGCTTTGTAGGCGTCGGAGTGCAGCTCGTAGGAGTTTGACGTCTGCTGGTTCCTCCTCGGGAGGTGTTAGGTCGTCTAGCATTGGTCCTCCGATGGTGCGAGTGTTTCCTGCATTTTGAGAAAGAACTCGGTCATGGCGTTTACGTCGCCTTGGCATTCAACCCAGAATGTGATTACAGCGTTGAGGGTTAGTCGCGCTGCTTCGTTTGCTTTGTCGTTTTCGCATTTGCAAGCCATTAGCCTAGTCTCCTACATCCGCAGAGGTTTAGTCGGTGTGAGCGCAGCGTTTCGACGGTAAAGGCGAGGCCGCGTTCGTTGAGTGCCAGGGTGAGTTGGCGGTTAGTCCATTTGGTTTTGTCCTCGAGGGCGTCGGCGAGGATTCGCTGGTCGTCCGGGTCGAGGTCGTTGAATAAGCGCCCGAACTTGCAGGGCTTGTTGTAGGTGTTTGGTTCGATGTTGTCTAGGATTCCCATTTTTTCTACTTCCAGATAAAGAAACTGATTGCGATTGCGGTGATGGCCAAGAGGTAGCCGATGGCTATTGCTAAGAGCTTGTATCCGTCTTTCATCGTCTGTGCGCCCCGGCTGTGATGTCGATGATTAGGTCGATGAGTGCCCAGCATGCTTGGTGTTCGCAGTTGTGCGTTTGCAGCATGTCGAAGCAGATTCGGTCAGTTATTAGCTTGACGATTAGTTGTGATTCGTTTGCTAGTGCTGGTGGCTTCATTCCATTTCCCCAATCTCTTTAGATTCCTCCTCGGCAAAGACGATTCGACCGACAGACATAAATGCCTCGCCGATTTGGAAGTCATCCCAGCCGAGTTCGCGCAGTTCTGCCATGACGGCGCGGAAGTGGCCCATCTCGTCGCGCATAGCTGCGGTGATGGCTAGGGCGATTTTTTCGCCAATCTCGAAGTCAACCCAATCCGGCATTATTTGGCTCCGTTTCGTGCCAGGTAACCGACGGTGATGATTGTGGTTACTAGGATTGCTGGCCCTGCTAGTCCTGGGTCGGTTGTGTAGATTGTGTTGATGGCTAGGTGCGTCATGAAGTAGAACCAACCTAAAGCCAATAGTGTCCACAGAATTTTCATTTGAGTCCTCACTCTTTTTTGGTAACCGTTTTGGTTACGGTTCAACTATACGCATAATTGAGGGGCTTTTGTGCAAATTTATTATTACGTTAGGCGTGTCGCCATCCTTGCAATAAATTTTCCCAGCCTGAATCTGAACAACCTGGCTATCATCAACCCAGACTCCAGCGGCCGTCAAAGAGTCAAAAATTGAACGGATAAGCTTGTCTAGGTCAGGTTTCACCGTCGGAAGTTCTCGAGCAACCGTTTTAGGTTTCGGCAGCTTGAACAAAATAACCGCCCGGATAGCGTCTCCCTTTTCAAACGGTTCGAATTGGTTGGCCGTCATAAAATGCTTTACCTGGTCGGTTACGGACTCGCGCCACGCTTTTAGTTTCGGGTTCGAGTCACGCAACCAAACCTTGCCTCCACCTTGTGCAACGGTTTTGCTTCCTTGGGGGATTGCTTCGCCGTCGATGGTGTAGAGGTGCACTTTAGAAAGGAGCGGTGTTGTATTTGGCTGCGTCGTCAAGGTCGATAACCTTTTCTGCTGGCTTAGGTGCTCCAGGCTTTACATCACGTAGGACAGCGCCGTAGAGGATGTAACCGATTGAGACGTCGGTTTCCCCGGACTTGCGTTCAAAGTATTTGATTGAACCGTTGACGTCGCGTTCTGCGATTGCGTCAAGCTGCCCCTCGACGATGATGATGTCTCCGTCGTTGCAATCAGGCATTGACTCAAAGAACGCCAAGACGCGTCTTTTCACCTGGTAGGTGGTTCCGTCTTTTTTCGTTCGGTCAAAGATAATCGAAATCTTGCCGACAGTAGGGTTCTTGGTCGGTGTGTAAATTCCCGAAACCTTGGTGTTGTAGGTGCTCATTTTTTTTCTCTTTCCAGAATCTTAAATATTTAAGTTTCTTGTTAACTGATTGTTCTTAATTGTTAAGCGGACATCTGTGTCCTGTGAGACGACCCAATTTGTCCTGTCAGGCGACCCAATTTGTCCTGTCAGACGGTCATGGATGGCCGCTAATGTCGTTACCCGATGTTGGCTCGTTTTATCGCACTCTGCAGGGCAATCAACGAGTATCCGGTAACGATTAGTGCGGCGCTGTGGGTCATGCCCTACGCCCTGGTGCAGCAAGATGTCTATCTCGCCCATGTCTGCCAATTCCTTTAGAGCTCGTCGCGCGGTGCGTTCGCTGCAGTTTGCAAGACGTGCTAGGAGAGATTGAGACGGCCATGCACCATATTTGCCGTCGTCGTCGTAATAGTGCGCCAAAGCGACTAAGACGAGTTTGGTGGTGGATTGTGCCTTAGAGTGCGCCAAGACGGCGCTAACGGCGTGGAAGCCCATAGAGTCCTCGTTCTACTTTTTGAGGTCCTCTGACCTCTGCAAGATGAATTCTAAGGCCATGTCGTCGGCTTTTGCTGCTTTTGCTTGTGAGTAAAGTTTCCGCAAGTCCTCAAGCTCGGTTGTGGTGCTTGCCAGGGCGACCCAATCGGTCGGCTTATCCCACTCCGACTTGGACTCGTGGCCCTTGGCTTTGATGAGCTCCTCGCGACTAGGGCGCTTGCCTTTCTTGGCGAAGTCTAGGTCGGCCAGCGCTCTACCGATTGCCGAAGTCGCGCAGATTTCGAGCCATGAGTTAGCGGTCATGCCAGAGCCACCAATTTTCTCTTGAGCAAAATCTGCGGTTACCGGGCGCATGTCCTCGCGGTCCGTAAAGATGTCCGCGCGCATGATGATTATCTTGTCGTCGAGTTGCACGATAGAAGTCAAGATACGGCCGTTCGGGTATTTAGCCCAGAAGTCGCTAATACGCTTTTCGACCGGCTCATAGTCCGCTAGATTAAATCCCATTTTTTAATTCCTCCTCGAACAACTTTGCAGCTGCTCTCATCTCTGCTTGTAGATTGATGTTCGCCTCGATTGAATACTCGACAAACTTGTTGCCTTTGCATTGAACCAATACGGCCCGACGCAAACCTAACAGCATCAGATACCAATTCACCTGGTAGAGCCAAGTTTCTTGGAGGTCTGTTGCTTGTGAAAACTTTATCTCGAGAATGCCGATTTCTCCGTCGTTCCAGCGAATTAGACCGTCGGGGTTCGCTTTCCAGAACGGATTGCTTTGCGATTGCCAGGTGCCGGTCTCAACAACGGTCAGAAACTGTTTATTGTCCTCAAGCCATAAACGCCTGATAGCGGGCTCAAAAGCCGTTCCTAGCCTCATTGGTAGGCTCGGCGGTTCTGGAGCCTCTGGAGGGCTTAGACGGCTTTCTATGAGTGTTTGACGGCTTTGCCACCGATTGACTCCGAGGATAGTGCCGATGTCGCTGCCACCGATACCTGCTCGAGCTGCATGCCACTCTGGCGAACCGCTCTCGTATGTTCCAATTAACATCGCGGAGCCCAAAGACTCGACGCGCGCCTCAATCTCATTCATACGGCTCAAGATACACCAAACCCCCGACACTTAGGGGAGGTGTGTCGAGGGCAGGTGCGAGGGGGAGAATGAGGAAAAACCCCTCCCTAATCCTTAGTCTAGTCCTTAGCCTGGTCCTCCACCGAATCGGCAGCCTTTTTGAACGCGCGCTGCAAGTCCTCGAGAACAATTCTCATCTTGCCAATCATGGTTTTACCAATTTCGCTGAATACGAGAAGCATGGCACCAAAGAACATGGTTGCGATACCGATGAACGCCGACGAACCCGGCACGAGTGCTCCAGCCCCAAGGCCGGCAGCTGCAACGATAAAGAACAGACCGACCGCGAACCATACAAACCAACCAATCAGTTTGAGAATTACAAGAAGTTTCTGCTTCACTTTTTCACCGGCTTCTTTGCTGGAGCCTTTTTAGGCGCTGGCGCTGGCTTGTTGTAGTCAGGGCGACCGACACCCATAATGACGCTGAAGTTGCGCCACTGTTCCTTGACGACGCCACCGTTTGAGTGCGACTTGTCCGAGGTGTTACCCTCAATCACCTTAATCATCTTGCTCTCCAGGTCAACCTTGGAGATTATGCCCACGTGGTCTTGTTCGCCGTCGTGGTCCCAATCAAAGAACGCTAGGTCTCCGACCTTAGCCTCGGCGACCGGGTGCCAAGCCTTGAGTTTCTTGAAATGCGCAATACCCTTACCGCAGGAGTTGAAGCCTTTGGCGGTTTGTGCGCCAGCGATGGTGTGTCCATGCCCGGCTTTGTTCAACACATACGAGACAAAGGCAGCGCACCAAGGCGAGCCGTTAGCGCCATACCAGGCACCGAAAATGTTGTCCTTACCTGCGCCCTCGACGTATCCGACGTGGCTTCGAGCTTCGGCAATAGCCTCCCAATGAGTCATGCGAGTCCTTTCATAAGCGCGGCAACAAGGCCAGCGGTAACGACAGCGCCGACAAGGCTAATCACCCAGGCGCTCTGATAGCGGTTCTTTTCTAAATCGCGGAGCCTGTTTTCGTGGTCCTCGATAGCGGTTAGTCTCTGCTCGATAACACTCAAACGGCTACTTATGCCGGTGAGTAGTTTCTCGAGGTTTTGCTCACTCATCCTCGGATGGCTCGACGATAGGTGCTGGAGCAGACTTCGGAGCCTTTACAGGTGCCGGTGCCTTGGAGTCTTTAGGTGCTGGGAATGCTCCCTGGATTACGTTGCCCATTATGCGGCCTTTCCTATGTTGTTGCCACAGACGCACCATACGTCGGTGGAGAAGTCGTCGTCAACTTCGATTGTTCCCTCGAGGTCAAAGTTTGAGCAGCCCTCGGTAGTGCACTTGTAAATTACAGTCTTAGCCATTTGCAGCTCCTGATAGCATTTGGAACGCCGCGACCTGAACGGTTCTGGCAACAGTAGAAGCGCTTGCGCCTGTCCAGGTGTACAGAGGCACGTTGTAAATGCCTGTTCCAGCGTTGTAGGTAGGTGTTCCGATAGTCACCGATGTCGCGGTTCCAGCGGTAGAGATTACGGTCGCGATTACTCGAGGAGCAAAGGTTCCATTGAAACGGTTAGCGCTCAAGTTCACCGAACCTGTGCCGGTAACGGAAGCGGTAGCGACTTCCATCGCCCAAGGAACCGTCGCAAAGTTCTCATTCATCGTCGAGGCCAGAATGTCTGTGCCAGCGGTAAAAGTGTTTTTAGCGGTCATTTAGAGGCCTTTCCATAGGTCTAGCGTAACAAACCAATTATTCGGGTCGATTTGGTGTGTCGCGCGAGTAATAATGCTGTTCTCGTCAACGGTGTATGAACCTCGAGCTGCAATGGTGCGAACCGCGAGCGCTGGTTGGAGAACAGAGATGTTGGCTAGTGTGCCGTCTCTGCGAATTGCTGGAGTCTGCACCGAGTTCACGCGACGCCCAGGGTTACGCGCTGCCATAAAATCCAGCCACATTTGAACGTTATCGACCGTTGCTGTGCTCTGTGCGATGTGTAGAACTTTGTCCAAAACGAGTTCGCCGTAGAGGTCAACGAGGTCTTGATTTTTCTTGGACCCGGTGCGCGCTGCGTTTGAGTCGCAGGTGCAAATGAACGTGTTGAACGCCTCGTCTAGGTTGTAAGCCAATTCCAGGTCGGCTATGCAGAAGTGCGTTTCGGAGATTGCGTGAGTGCCTCCAAGTTGGTTACTTGGTGTGCTTGTTAGCAAGTTGCGGAAGTATTTGGCGGTATAACCGTTGACGCGGTTGTTGGTCGGGTCTTGGTAAACGATGGCCGCCTCGGCTTGCATGAGCCAATCAAGAATTTCGCCACCGGTAACGTTGGTGATTGTCTCTGGCTCCATAGAACCGACAACCTGATAACTACTTGTCCAGGCGCTCGCAGGGTCTGCGCCAACATCAACAACCCATTCATTGAAAAAGTCATTAGGTGAGTTCAACGGTGAAGCAGGGCTAACCCAAGACGTAAGGTTCTTGTTCAACATACGCTTCAAGCTCGACGACGCAGTGATGTCGATAAGGTTGTTGCCTAAAGCGTCATAAGTGATGTTAAAGTCGTCGATAAAGCCCTGAAATAGCGTGGTGTAAGTGCTAGGCGCCGTGTCCGGATTGCGACGGTAAGAAACCTTTATTTGCAGACCCGGGCGAATGTAAGTGTTGCTCGATGGGTCATAAGTTGCCGATTGCATTTGCAGCTCAAGCGTGTTTGGTTGCGCTGGCGCGTAATACCCTTGGTCAATTGACGAGCCTTGTGTAATTCGTGCCTGGCTAATCGTGGCAACAACGTCGGTCCATGCAAAAGCGTCGCCCGAAGTCGAAACCCAATCATCAACACCTGTGCCACCCCATTTGCTGAAGTTCCAAACACCCTTGCCAGCAACAGGCAGATACATCTCAACTTTGATGTCCTGCGCAATAGAGAACTCATTAGCCACCGAAAACCACCTTGGTTCCGGTCTTTTTCTCGTAAGCCTTGATAGCGGCGATAATTTCCTCGGCAGTCATGTTCGCCTTGTTGATGTTGATTGAGTAAGACTTAGTGCCCTGCGCTTGTCCAGCAATAACACCTGCGTTCTGGCCAGCGATAGATAAAGTCTTTTCGGCCTTGATAAATTCTCCAAGGCTCCCACTCTCTAAAAGTGCGCTTGCGGTGGCTTGCGCACCAATAGGACCAAGACCAAAAATTTCGGTAATCATCATCGGGCTTGCGCCCTTGGCTTTGAGTTGCTTGAGCAGCGCAGGAACTTTCTTAGCTGCAGCGACGACCTTGCGAACCTTTGCTAAAGCAGTCTCGACGTTAAAAACATCGCCGGTATCGTTGAGCCCTGAACTTAAGTCCATAGCGTCACGGAATTTACGACCTGCCGCGCGGATTTGTTCAGCAATTGAGTTCATGCGGTCAAGTTCAGCTTGAACACCTGCATTGTTTGAATTTGACTTAGGTGCACCATTCCCTGGGTCATAAGACATTTTCTTAGGTGTGGTCCACTTTGTGCCGGTCCATGTTTGGGTCCACCAAACAGCCAGGTTAGGGTTTTTTGTGTCGCTGTAATTGAACCATGTAAAAACCTGTCCAGGTTGCGGGTTCAGCGGGAACTTATTTGCATCAGTTGTATTCGATACAGGCAAACCGCTAATAGCATTACCGGCAGCATCTACTGCGCCAGCGTATTCATTCATAGAGTCCGTGGCGTTCTGGGTTTGCTCGTCAACCGTCATGAACGTCGAGGCGAGAGAACCGAGTGCCACTACAACTGCACCAATACCGGTCGATACCAAAGCGGCTTTTAGGCCTTGTGTAGCAACGGTAGCGCCTTTTACTACAAACGTATAAGCACCGACGGCAAGCGATACAAGCCCCCACGCGCCACGCAAAACTCCCAGGGTAGTAATGAGAGCCAGAATCTGCGAGGAGTTTCGGCTAACAAATTCAAGAACTCGGCCAAGCAAGCCGACAAGTTGAGCAAAGCCTATTGCCAGGCGGTCCATTTGTTGAGCAGCTGCAGGGCTAGCCAAGTAATCTGCAAACTGCCGCAGATATGGAAGCAACGATGTTCCAAGTTTTTCCTGTAAATCGTTGAAAATAACGCTGATTTGTCTAAGTGGGTCGCCTTGTGTAGCTACCTCTGCCAGACCACCAAAACGCTTTTCCAATTCGGCGATTGGGTCTTTGGCTTTGTCGATACCGGCGATAAGTTTGTTGAGCGATGCGTATTGGCCGTTGTAGGCTTTTGCGATTGCTTGCGAAACCATGCCGAGGCCTTTGCCAGAACCTGCGGCAACATCTGTCGCTAGAGTCAACAGTCGTTCGGTTTGAGCCAGGTCCTTAGTCGAACGAATAAGCGTTGAGTATGCCGGGCGCAATTCATCGTCAAGAATTGCAGTCTTAGTCTGTAGAGCGCTAATAAAGTTTTCAGTCGACTTCACCTGGTCGTCAGTAACGTTTAGAACGTTGCGCATGGATTGCGCTAGAACCGCTTGGGCAGCTGCATCCTCAACCGCGGCTCTTGAAGCCTCTTTTAGGTTAGAGATAACAGCACCTAAACCGAGACCGACACCAACCGCACCAAGAGCACGATTTATCGAACGACCGACTTGCTGCGTGGTCTTATCTAATCCCGATAACTGCTTTCGCGCGTCACTAATACCCTTGTTGAGTTTGGTGTTGTCCGCGATGAACTTAAAGACTAGATTGCTGGCCATTCGTCGATACCTGCCTGACCGTTACGCTCCTGGATTACCTTGATGAACTCCACGTATTCCGTCATGGTGAGTTTTCGATACTCACTCGGACTTATACGAGTCAAGGTGCAAAAAAGAGCTAACCGTTTGGCTTGTTCCTCTCTTAGTCTTTTTTTTCTTGGTCCTCAACATTTTCAAACATCTCGACTGCCTCGCTAAAAGGAATCTTTCCTGCTTGTTCCATGGTGAAGTTTGGGTCTGTTTTCTTTTTCATAACCCAGATAAGAACCTTGAGCACTTTGCCTCGCGGCTGCTTGTCGCCAACAATGTTGTCGATGCTTGTGCCGGTTAGCTGCTCAATGGTCTCGATGTCGTCGAGGGTCATTTCGTCAAAGTTAAACATTCTATTTTTTCCTCAAAGTTTGTGTTTGGTTATCAGGATTTGCATGTTTCGCTCGTAGTTTTCGCGAATCTCCTCATAAGTATAACCAAGCGCTTCTGAAAAGAACGGTTGCGGTGGCACGTTGCGAAAACTACGCGGACCGCCTGGGCGCAACTTGCCTTTATGCTTGGCACCTACTCGAGCCCAACCCCAATGAATCGGGTTCGCGTAAGGAACCGAGTTGAGACCTGCTCGAGCTGCAGCATAAGTTGCAGTCTTTGCTGGCTTCAAAGTTGCTTTTAGCGCACCGGTCCTAACAGGAACGAGTGGCAGAGCGGCCTTGATGAGTCTTTCAGCGGCCTCAATGTTCGCTTTCTTTACTCCGTCTTGGTCCTCCTGCAAATCCTTTAGTCGTTTATTGACTTCCTTGATTCCCTGGAAAACAAGACCGCTCTGCGCAGCCATTAGCTTACCTTTTTGGTTACTCCGTAGAATACCGGTGGAGTTGCCGATGGCGTGTGAACGTCGTTCTTGACGCGTAGGGTAACGCTGAACTTCGAGATCTCGTTGCTGGA